AATGTAATGACACTCCTATGTGTAATTTATGTGATAAAAAATTATGTAAGAGTCGTAAGTATGGAATAGGAGAAGAAATAGTATTTCCTGCACTAACTGACTTACAAAAAATTAAATTAGAAAAACCATATTATTATTTAAACGTAGATGGTGAACGATTGCATTTAGAGAATGTAAAATTTTTAAAACAACAAAGTTTATTTCAAGAAGCGTGCATGGAGCAATTAGATTTTAAACCACCAACAGTCAAACCAAAAGATTGGGACATGATTATAAACCCATTGATGAAGAACCACGAACCTGTCGAACCACCAGAAGGTGTGACAACACACGATCAATTAAGAAATCATTTAGAAGAGTTTTGTTTAAATAGACACATAGGATCAGATATAAATGATCTTAAAAAAGGTGGTGTGTGGACTAGTGATGGTTATCATCATTTTGTATACAACAGATTCTTTAATCAATTTTTAATAAGACAAAGATGGGATATAAACTATCAACGAACAGCACAAATGTTAAAAGAGACATGTAATTGCCAAGAAAAAAGAGTTGGTAAAGAAAGAATATCTGTATTTGTAGTTAAACAATTTGATAAACGAACAGAAGATTATAACGAAAAAGAATTAAAACCTAGGGATGTGTTTTAATGGAAGAAATACACGATGAATTACTTTTATTAGTATTACTTACTGCAGCATGGATATGGGTAACTGTATGAAAACCACTTGGAAAAAGGCACCAGAATTAAAACCAGTAATATATTTTAGAATATTTAATAAACAAATTATGTATATTGGAGAAACTAAAAATATGTATGGTTTACGTCCTTGGAGATATGATATAGATATTGGCGAATATGATTATGTTATAACTATACCAGCATGTAAAAATGAAAAAAGAAGAAAATATTGGGAGGCTTATTGTATTGTAAAATTTAAACCTTTACATAATAAAAATGTTAAACAATATTATAGTTTTATAAACAAACCATATTTAGAAGAAAAAATTAATTTACATCTTAAAAAAATTTTTCCTGAATTTAAAAAATTAAACATTGATAAAATGATTAAAAAAGAGATGCAAAGAAAAATTTATGCACTAGAAAATTTAATAAGTGCAACTAAACAAATAGAAAATCTTAAAAAAGAAAGGAGTGAATATGAAAACAATAGTATTAGGACCACCAGGAACAGGAAAAACTACAACTTTATTAAATAAAGTAGATAGTTATTTAAAAGAAACAGATCCTGATAAAGTTGGTTACTTTGCTTTTACACAAAAAGCTGCGCACGAAGCAAGAGATAGGGCAATGAAACAATTTAATTTATCAGAAGACGATTTACCATATTTTAGAACACTACACTCACTAGCATTTAGAAAGTTAGGATTAAAAAAAGATCAAGTAATGCAGCCAAGACATTACAAAGATCTTGGAAAAAAATTAGGTTTTCCTGTAGCATACGCAGAACACCAAGAAGATCACGGTATATTTACATCTGATAGTGAATACTTACAAATTATACAATTATCACAACTTAGAAACATAACTCCAGAACAACAGTACAACATGATGGAGCACACACAGGATTTAGAATTAGATAAGTTAAGAATTATATATAATGAATTAAAAAGATATAAAAAAGAATATGCCTTAATAGATTTTAATGACATGATTACAGAGTTTACAAAGTCAGATAAGTCTCCAAAGTTTGATGTGGTATTTATAGATGAAGCACAAGATTTGTCATTAATGCAATGGGATATGGCAAAATCTATTTGGAATAAAACAGAAGATACATTTATTGCAGGAGATGATGACCAAGCTATATTTAAGTGGGCCGGCGCTGATGTAGATTCTTTTATTGCACTACAAAATCAAATGATAAACTTACCATTGACACAATCATTTAGAATACCGGCTAAGGTTCACGGTTTAGCGATGGGTATAATTAATAGAATTAGAAATAGAATAGATAAAAATTGGCAACCTAAAACAAACGAAGGAAGTTTGCATAGACATTTTGATATAGATAGTGTGGATATGTCAACAGGTGAATGGTTGGTATTAGCAAGAACAAGACATATGTTAAAAGATGTAGAAGATTCTTTATACAGAAAAGGTTTTTACTATGAAAATAGATACAAAAGAAATTATGAAAAAGATTTGCAAGAAGCAGCAACTGATTGGGAATATTTAAGAAAAGGTCAACCATTAAATTTTAAACAATTAGAAAAAATATCTAAATACATGACTGATAAAAATTTTAATAAGCAAAAAATAAAGGGTATGGCCAAAGAAGGTATGTATGACATGGATACGTTAAAAAAACATTATGATTTAAAAACAAGTGATGAGTGGTACAAAGCTTTTGATGATGCGGGTCAAACTAGAGTAAATTATTTAAGAAAAATGAGAGCTAATGGTGAGTCTTTAAATAAAAAACCAAGAATAGAATTATCAACAATTCATGCAGCAAAAGGTGGGGAGGCACAAAACGTTGTTCTCTTGACGGATCTAACACAAACGACTATGAATACGTATGAGAGAAATCCAGACGATGAAAATAGATTATTTTATGTAGGTGCAACAAGAACGAAAGAAAATTTACATATAGTGGAACCAAAAAGAGCAAATAAAGGATATATAATATGACACATCCTTACGCTGAAAGCAGAAAACGAGCAAGAAAAAAATGGAGACAAAGTCCTAAAGGTAAAGCATGGGACAAAGCATATGGTCAAAGACCAGAAGTTAAAGCGAGAAGAAAAGAATATAAAATTCAAAGAATCATTAAGGAATTAGCAAATGACAGATCAAATATATAAAAAACAGGTAGGTGGTAATCATTATAAATCTATGGTCATTCAACCATCAGAATTTATTAACAGAAATAATATTCCGTTTGCAGAAGGAAACGCAATAAAATATTTATGCAGGCATAAACAAAAAAATCAAAAAGAAGATTTATTAAAAGCTAAACATTACATTGACATGGCGATTGATAGAGACTATCCTCAACCAGTGAAAGAAGAAATAAAAAAGAAACCTAACTCATGGGGGATAAATAAATAATGCAAATACCAATTTTTAAACCACAAACAGAATGGCTGCCGCCAGAAGAATTTCCAGATTTATCAAAATATAATGAAATAGCAATTGATTTAGAAACTAAAGACCCAGAACTTATGAAAATGGGATCAGGATCAGTAATAGGTAAAGGAGATGTCGTAGGTGTTGCTGTAGCTGTACCAGGTTGGTCTGGTTATTATCCAATTGCACATGAAGGTGGTGGTAATATGGATAGAACTAAAGTTTTAAAATGGTTTCAAGGTGTATTATCTACACCAGCCATTAAAATATTTCATAACGCCATGTATGACGTGTGTTGGATTCGAGCACTCGGTTTAAGTATTAACGGTAAAATTGTAGACACGATGATTGCATCGGCCTTAGTTGATGAAAATCAAATGCGTTATGACTTAAACAATTGTTCTAAAAGATACACTGGAAAAAGTAAAAATGAAACTGATTTATATCAAGCCGCAAAAGATTGGGGTGTTGACCCTAAGGCAGAAATGTATAAACTACCTGCCATTTATGTTGGCGCTTATGCACAAAAAGATGCTGAGATAACTTTAGAACTTTGGAAAGAATTAAAAAAAGAAATTGATTATCAAGATATAAATTCTATTTTTGATTTAGAGACAGAATTATTTCCTTGCCTTGTTGATATGCGTTTTTTAGGAGTTCGTGTAGACGTAGAGCAAGCTCACAAATTAAAAGAAGAATTACATAAACAAGAAAAAGAATGCCTATTAAAAGTAAAAACAGAAACCCAAGTAGATGTCCAAATATGGGCTGCGAGATCCATTGCGCAAGTTTTTGAAAAACTTCGCCTACCATTTGACCGCACCGAAAAAACAAATTCTCCATCATTTACAAAAAACTTTTTACAGAATCACCCCCACCCACTGGTAAAACAAATAGCCCGAGCCCGTGAAATTAATAAGGCTCATACCACATTTATTGATACCATAATAAAGCATAATCATAAAGGAAGAATACATGCTGAAATTAACCAATTAAGAGGAGATAATGGCGGAACTGTGACCGGTAGATTCTCATATTCAAACCCAAATTTACAGCAAATACCAGCTAGAAACAAAGACCTTGGACCAGCTATTAGGTCTTTATTTATACCCGAGGAGGGCCATACATGGGGTGTATTTGACTATTCTCAACAAGAGCCTAGGCTGGTAGTGCATTATGCAGCTTTACAGAATCTTTATGGAGCAGGCGAAGTATTGGATGCGTATCACGATGGTGATGCGGACTTTCACAGTATTGTAGCAGAGATGGCAGAGATACCTAGATCACAGGCCAAGACTATAAACCTTGGTCTGTTCTATGGTATGGGTAAAAATAAATTACAAGCAGAACTTGGAGTCAGTAAAGATAAAGCTGATGGTTTGTTTAGACAGTACCATAATAGAGTGCCATTCGTAAAACAATTAATGGATAATGTTATGCAGCGTGCACAAGGATCTGGTAAAGTTAGAACGTTACTAGGTCGACTTTGTCGTTTCCATTTGTGGGAGCCAAATCAGTTTGGTATTCATAATCT